CTTTGTGTAAGAACAAAAAAAAAAGTACGATTATAAAAAATGTGTTGAAACAGCAATCAGAGGCAGTAGCGAAAGCGTAAAACATGTAGGCACTTACATGTTAAAAGAAAAAGATCTACTTAACAAGGTAGTATTTACAAATGGATGTTTTGATGTTTTACACAAAGGACACCTTACACTGTTAAAAGAAGCACGTAGTCTAGGAGATAAACTAGTTGTTGGATTAAACAGTGACGAAAGTGTAAAACGTATCAAAGGATCTGACAGACCATTTAACGATTTGGATACAAGGAAAGAACAATTACTCTTGATTCCTTACGTAGATGATGTTATAATATTTGAGGAAGATACTCCATATAATTTGATCAAGAAATTATCACCGGATCTAATAGTAAAAGGCGGAGATTATACCGTGGAACAAATTGTAGGACATGATTTAGCACCAGTGCACATTGTACCCACTGTTGAAGGTTATAGTACTTCCAAAATATTGGAGGCAAATTAATGAAAATATTAGTTACAGGACACAAAGGATTTATTGGCGGACATATGGCCCAATACCTACAACACAAAGGACACGAAGTCGAAGGGTTTGATTGGGTTGAAAACGTTGTTCCTACAGTAGAACCATACGATTGGGTAATACATTGTGGAGCAATTTCAGATACAACAGAGCGTGATGTAGACAAAGTTTGGAAACACAATTATGAATTTACCATGCGTCTATTACAAATATGTGACCATTATGGTACAAACATACAGCTAGCCAGTTCTTCAGCTGTATACGGCCCTAATAAGGCGTTTAACGAGCAAGATCCCGTGTATCCACAAACGCCTTATGCTTGGTCAAAATATCTTGTAGATAAATTTTTGATGGATAATGGCATAGAGCAATTTAACATGCTTGTACAATCATTTAGATATTTTAATGTGTATGGTCCAGGTGAAGGACACAAGGGCGATCAAATGAGCATGGTCAGTAAATTTCAAAGGCAGGCTTCCGAAGATGGTGTAATAAAGTTGTTCAAAAACAGTGAAAATTATAAGAGAGATGTTGTATGTGTTTACGATCTTGTAAGGATACATGAAGAAATGCTGGCGGTTGATAAAAGCGGAATATGGAATCTTGGTACTGCCAAAGCAGTTGACATAGAATCAATTGCTAAACTTGTTTCCGAACAAACAGGTGCTAAAATTGAATATATTGACATGCCAGACAAGCTAAAAAATCAATATCAAGAATATACGTGTGCTGATAATGCCAAGCTACATAATACTATACCAATAAGGCATTGGATCACAGTAGAAGAATATATGAAGGACATAGTAAATGGAACCAACTAGACTAAGCGGCAAGGTTGAAAAAGGCTGGGGTTATGAATTAATCTGGGCATCCAACGAAAAGTACTGTGGGAAAATCATGGTATTTGAAAAAGTTGGATCAAAATTTTCAATGCACTTTCATAAGGAAAAAGATGAAAGTTGGTTTGTAAACCAAGGCAGATTCCTACTGCGTTGGATAGATACCAAGACTGCTAAACTAAACGAACAAGAGATTAGAGCAGGCGATACTTGGAGGAATCCTCCACTTCAACCCCATCAATTAGTATGTATGGAGCCTGGTAGTTCGATCACAGAAGTAAGCACAGCTGATTCTGTTGAGGACAATTATAGAGTGTTTCCTGGAGATAGCCAAAAGGAAGATCCAGACGTTACGCCTGAGCCTCTCCCCACTTCACAATAATATTTGCTGATGTTGCGGCACCTGCCGTTTTGTAAACGTTAATGGCCAATACATCTGGTCCATTCGGGAATGTACCTCTGCCACCTAGTGTTGTATTCGTAAGTTCTTTCAACAATCCAAGATCAAGAGTTGACCTTTCTCCTGGTTGGGCAATGAATGAAAATACTGTTTCACCTGGCTGTGCGTAAGGTGGTTGCTGGAATGTAAAGTTATACAAGTCACCTGGTGAAAGTGTGCCTGTATATGCGTTATTGAATGTCACTCTGTAGTATTCAATACCGCTTCCGCCCTGATCTCCGAACAGTAACGGACCTTGAACATTTGATACATAAGATCCCGCAGGCATTGAAATGTCACTTTGGTCAGTAGGTGCGCCGCCCGAGTCACCAATTTCAGTACCGTTCTTGGCTCCGCCTGCGTCCCAAGCTGATTTTGTAAAGAATGCGTAGTTTGCGTTAACTAAGTCTCCACCTTTTTGGAATGTTTGTGTTGCGCCGTTGGAAGAATTACTGTTTGGATTTTGTGAGAAGTATACCAAGTATCTTCCGTAAATTGTTTGATCAACCACTGTTTGAACTGTAGTCCCTGATGGAAAGTATTCGTTACCTCCACCATCGGCATTTACCTCATCACCAACTGATAAGTTAGCCGCTTCCCAACTTGACTGCGTGAAATATCCATAGTTTCTATTTGTTCTAAATGACCACCATGGCATCAAAGTAGCTGTTGTTGTTACCTGAGGCATAACTGCTACAGTTGAATAGGTAGCCGTGTCACCTGAGTTCCAATTGACCGAAGCACCTGAAGCAACCTGTGCAAAACTTGGCTGTCCACCTTGGGCTAGTCCTGATAATCCTGTCCAACCAATGTCGCTTGGATTGAGTGGATAGTTTTGTGGATTTAATATCCCTTCAATAACGATACCACCTGTTACTTGGTTAGCATTGTTAGCAGGATCAACTCCATCTGATGTAAGCTCAAGACCTTGCATCAACAACTGAGCTCTGTTAAGTAGTTCTCTGTCACCTAAGTCTCCAACGATAGCATTAGAAACACTAGGTGCTAGACGTAGTAAGAATGCTGTCTGTCTTGTTGTACTAACATTGATTCCTGGTTCTGTGTATGAGAAGATGTAACCTCTGTCTTCGTCAAACATACCATCTGTAATAAATGCTGAACCCCAGTGTGATATGAGAGGTGTAATCGTGTTACTGATTAAGATCACACCTGTTCTTTCGGTGTGTACTGCCGCCGCTCCTGCTGAATATTGTCTGGTAGCACCAGCTTGGAAATTATTAAGTGTTGTCCCTCTGGTACAGTTTGTTAGTTCCTTTGTAGTATGATTGATAGTAGTATATGAAATCAATTCGTTGTCAATGTAAACCGTACCCGAGTCTGGGAAAAATTTGGATTCAGTAAGAGGTATTGTGGTTTGTGTAGCATCTATGTCTGCGGACAACATGCTAAATGCACCTTCGTTTGTAACTTCATAACGTACAGGCAAGTTACCTGATCTCATAAACGCTTCTGTGTTTACGTTTGAGTTACGCATTCTATGACAGAACACAAAGTTACCATCAGCACCACGTGCCATCCAATCAATAAAACCAGCACCATACCAACTGTATTGGATACCAATCATCTGCATGTACCTTACATCCATGTTGTAACCACTTCCGCCTGTACCGTCTAATCTATCAAGATTCCATTCATTTTGTAAAACTTTTTTGTCTGTGATCAAATTAACCTTACAAGCCGCAGATGCGTTTACACCTCTGTAATCAGGAGTAATTGTCATTGATCCCTGTGAATCCACATATGAAACAACATGCGTCATTCCTTTGATAACAATTCTGTCACCTGCTTTAAGCTGATCTCTAAATCTTGTATTGGTGCCTACAACCAAGTTCGAATCTGGCGTCACTGATACCGTACCTGCTATTTGTTTTGTACTTGTACGCTGAGCAACGCTGACATTTGTTCCATCATATTCCCAGTAAATTCCGTTTTGATCATCAAATATACCTGAACGCACAGTAGCACCATGCCATCCAACGACCGTCATTTGAGCCGCAAATCCTAGCACTGCTGTTGTTGCTCCTAGTCGTCTTGTTGACAAGCAACGTAAAGTTCTTTCATCAACGATTTGTGTGACAGTATACTCTCCATTGTATCCAGCTGTTTCAACTCCTATAAGTCTTATCTTACCACCTACCTGAGCACCATGGTCGTTATCATCTGTAACAATGGTAATGGTTGCTCCTATTTCGGAACCGTTTGATGTCACGCTTCTTAAATCATATGATGGAGCAAAAAGAGCACCTGTTGTATACATGATACCTTTACCTGACTGATATCTAATATACTTTTTACTCTGTCTAATTGCTTGAGCACCATGTTGTGGACCACCCGTTCCTAGCTGAACACCACCATCGTATGGTCTGTGAATAAAGAACGAATCTGGTCTTAGATACACGTTACCTTGGATCTTGTCTTCTGTGCTATCTCCTGTGAATTCTGCGATAGATCCTGGAGCTCTAGTGTTGTATCGTAATTTTCTTGTTGTTGGAATAGTGATAGCAATAAACGAACCTGCCGCCAAAGCGTGATTGTTTGTGCCACCGTCATCCGAAGCCACGTCTACAAGGAATGTATCTCCTGGGACAATACCATGTGGATAAGGCCATGTAATTTCAATAGTTGCCAATGCTTCAAAGTTAACGCTTGAACCTTGTGTTATTGATTGTGTAGCAAATTCTGTTAGTGTTACACCATTAACTAGGTTAAGTGTTCCTCCAGAAATTGCTGTACCAGTTATAGTAACTCCTGTAAGGCCACCTGATCCATTTACGCTTGATACAACCACTTCAGCATCATTGGTTGGAGTAGCTCCACCTAAACTGGTTCCAACGATAGTAAACGTGTTACCTACTTCGTAACCACTTCCCTGTCCGTTGTGAACTGCTGAATATACTCCTGATGTTCGCGTAATATCAAATGTTCCACTGGTTCCAGCATGTGCTTCGTTTGTGCCAGCTTGACCTGCGAAGTCTGTAGGTAGGCTAGGTGCCGTACCTGTTATGCTAATATTACCTATTCTTCCTTGGTCTGCCGCATTGACATTCAACGTTGTATCTACTGTAATGGTAGCATCATTAGTTGGTGTTGTACCACCTAATAAGTTTCCTGCTATTGTAAATTGCTGTCCTTGAATGTAATCACTACCTGCTGTATCAATGGCGGCCGAGTATGTTGATCCGTTGTTTGTTATATCAAACACTGCTCCGCTACCATTGTAGTTGGTAAATGTCTTGCCTGTGAAGGAACCTCCGTTAAACGGTACAGGAACTGATGATTCGTCAGCACCTTCTAATCTCACATCTGTAATTCCACCGTTTTGATCGATGGACACAACTCTTAGATATAAATCATTGGCTGGTGTTGCTCCGCCTAAATCTGTTCCAACACATACGATTGTATCTGCTGTGTTGTAACCAGTACCACCGTTTGATACCTGATAGGTGTATGTTGAAGATGATCCTGTTGTTTTTGAAATATTAAATTCGAAGTTAGATCCTGTTCCTCCACCAAATGATGCTCCACCTACTCCTCCAAACTGATAACTTAGTGTTTCACCCGGAGATGTACCTGATCTACCCGAGTTAGAAATAATTGTAATTGATGTGATTGATCCGCCGGCGCCTACAGCACCAACCTTCATGACCAAATCATTACCGCCATCATTTTGCGATCCGTCCTGACCTGTGCCACCTAGCACTTGTGAACCTTGAATACGTAATCCGTCATTTACAGCATATCCTGTGGTATCGTTCGGACTGTTGATACTAACTGCCGAATAAGCGTTATTTTCATAACTTATGTCAAATGTAGTTGTGCCAATGTTACCAGCACCGTGATTGTAGGTTGCTGAAACATTTTCATACGTAATACTACCACTTAGTGCCGTACCTGTCACTGATGCTGTTACTACACCACCAGTTCCATTAACCGAATCAACTCTTACAATGGCATCGTTAGCTGGAGTAAGTCCACCTAGATTGTCGCCTGTGATTCTAATTCTATCACCCTGTTTGTAGTTGGATCCTGTTTGTGCCACTGCTGTGACCGAATATGTTGTTCCTGATCTGTTTATGTCGAACGTAGCATTTAAACCTGCTGGTGTTGCCAAAGTACCTGATACTGCTGTGTAAGTTTCCGTGTTTCTAGTTATGCTTGATGTAAAAGAACCACTCATGCTTATTGTGTTTCCAGCAATGTTGTTTACAAATATAGCATCGCCTGATCCATTGTCTGCCGCAAGTCCTTGTACGATACCCGTTGTGGAGGACACCGTGAACTGAGTGTTTCCTGGACTAATGTCACTTGTGAGTTGCATTGGTAAAGCTGTACCACCTGGAGTACTTGCTATACCAGTTACCTGTGTACCTGTTGGAAAAGCCGCATTTACAATTGGAGCACCAACTTCTGGAACATCACCCGTAAATGCTAATCTATTTTCACCTGACTGTGCGGCAAGTGATAGTGTCATTGTACCATTGGTACCGTTACTAAATAAGTCAAATTGTGGCTGTCCTACACTAGCACCTGTGTAAAAAGCACCCTGTCTTAATTGTGTGTATGTCGTAGACAACACTTGGCCACTTACCGTACCAACCTTTGCCTTAGCAAAAAATGTAAATGTAGTGTTTGTAGGTACAGATTCTATAATGAACGAACCTTCTGCTCTAGCCGCTCCCACAACAGCATCTTCTAATGCTTTGATAGTAATTGGAGTGCCTGCTAGAAACCCATGAGCACCTACAGTAGTAACTGTAATTTTTGAAGCACCAATTCCTGCTGTGCCTGCTGAAGCATCAGTAACAACAGTTGAAACTTGAGTGTCTGTACCTGGCACTTCGTACACACTAGGATATCCTCTCATCATACCAATGGCTGACCATTTTGTAGGCTGTAACCCGTATTCAAAGTCAGCATCAAGCATGGATAGTGGAGGAGCAATACGCATACGTTCGATAGCGTCCGTACCAAAATCATATGGTCTTACTCTTTGTTCAGTATCGTCAATAAAGATCTGTACTTCGTCACTTTCACTCATAGAGCTAGTGTTAAATTTAAGATCTAAAATACTTACAGCATCTGTAGTTTGAAGATATTTTGGAAAGTCATCATCGCCGTTTGCGTTAGAATCTGTAGTATCATATTTGGTTACGTATCCACTAGAGTCTCTTGGAGTAACATCATCTTTACGTGTAATCGTACCACCCTTGAGTGGATCAGTAAAGTTATAAATTACCGTTGCCGCTGTGGTATTAGTAACAATTAACATGTCACTAGTATCGTAATGGCCTTGGAATCTAATGTGTCCTAAACCTTTCCTTTCATAGGTAGGTAAAGCAGATAACCCTGTTGTTAAAACGTCTATAACAATCTGTGATAGGACCTGTACTCTGGTACCGGCGCCTGACTCACCATTGTTATTATTTGTTGTTTGTGCTATTTCTGTTTGGTATGGTGAACCTTGGGGACTGTTTGTAAGCACATGATTGTTTATTAGGTCTCTTGTAAATTGTTTTGCTTTGATTTCAGCTTGTCTATCTCCGTCAACCTGGGCTACTTCTTTTTCCCAATATGTATTAGCAATTCTATAAGTTTCAGCATTACCGCCATACTGAACGTCATGTACCCAAGCATCAACGTTATATCCTGTATCTCGTTCACACTTAGGTCCGTTATATGTGTAATTTTCGAAACCCGTGGCGTTAAGAGCAACCTGTGCCGCAATCCAAGCAGTCACTTCTTTTTGTATGAAAGTTTTGTTTGCTTTTATCAACGTTACAGCATTTGGATATACTGCGTCATCAATACCAATTCCTGGATAAAACTTGTAATTATAAATCTTTTTCTTTGCCATACTTTATGCTCCAAATGCCACCGCAAGAGCTGTTGCTGTTGCGTCTACATATCCTTTTCTAGTTGCGTGTGTTGTTAGTGTTGGATCATTGGATAAAACAACATTATCCTGTACGTTAAGATCCCCGTTCAAACTTGCGTTGTTTAGGTTGATAGCACTAGCTGTACTATCAGGTGCTGATGCCATATCAATACCATATGCTCTTACTTGTACAGGAGTATGATATCCAATATCCACGTTATCGATAGTACCTGGAATTGCTCCCGCACTGTTTATAGTAATTTTTCCATTTACAACAGATAAATTTGTGCTGTTTTGATAGTTTACCTTGAACACCCCTCCTGTGACAGCTAGTGTTTCAAAAGAGTTTGTAACCTGTGTTCCTGTGTCATCGCCTCCGTCATCTTCTGGTGGCACGTATTGTACAAACTGTGTTCCATTTAACAAAATGTTTTGAACGTCAATTGTAGGCGCAGTAATTTTTCCTGTATTATCTACAGTAAAATTCGGGCTTTCAAATCCGTTTTGGGCTTGGAACTTATCGTTTATAACTGTTGACATTCTTTATTCCTATATCGCACTTATCTGTTTAACTGTTATTGTACCTCTCATAGCACCATGTGAAGTACACTGGTAAGCATAGTTGCCTGAAATAGCCGCCGGAATCTTCCAATACAATGTACCTGAAGTTTTTCCTTGAGCTGATGATCCTGTTGATACTGTTCCATCAGGAGCAACGTGTACCAATCCTTCATTGTATGCGGCACCGCCACTTGTTTCAATCTGGAATGGATGGCTTCCTATTGAAGTATCGTTGAGATCAAACGCTATTGTAGTTCCGTTGATTGCGTAAATTATCGGATCTTCTGTGTTTCCATACTGATCAAATTTGTATCCATTGAAACTATCTGCTGTAACTACCAAAGTTGTAATTGCTGGATAAGCCATTCTGTCTACAGTTTGTGGCGCATCTATCCAAGCACTACCATTCCAAACTATAGTAGCACCAGTTGCCGGAGTGGTAATTGTAACATCACTCAAATCTCCAAAGTTATTTGATCCTGAATAGTTAATTGTTACAGTATCACCAGATACTGATGTTGAAATATTTGTTCCACCAGCAATGGTAAGTGTGTCAGTTTTTGAATCAGCCTGTGCTAGTCCTGAATCAGACTGAACATTACTAAAAGCAAACTGGTTTTCTTCACCTGAGTTCGGTGAACCAGTGTAAGCAATAGTAAGTGTGTCACCAACGATTGAAGTTGAAATATTTGCTCCGCCTTCAACAGTTAGTGTATCAGTTTGAGAATTGGCTGTTGTTGTTCCTGTATCACCTGAAAATGTTGCCCAAAGGTTTTGACTTCCTCCTCCGCTCACAGTCGTGAAACTAAATCCGCCATTACCGTCTGTCTGTAAAACTTGTCCGCTTGAACCATCTGAGATTCCTAAATCTGTCAAAGCCGACGGAATCGATGGTTTGTTATTTAGGTTGTTATAGTTTGTATAATATGATCCATCTTGGCCGTCAAGCGTATCTGCGTCAGTACCGCTTCCGCCTGTTGTTGCGTCAGTACCTGGTGCCCATTTGCCACCGTCCCATTTTAATACGTTACCAGTCTGTGGTGGTGTAGAAGTTGTGTCCACATCTGATAATGAATTAATATTTCCAACGTAAGCAACATTCTTTAATGGATCTGTGTAGTTTGTGATAGCTCCTCCGCTGGCGTCTAATAATACTTTATGCCAAGCACCTGAGTGAGCTACGTAAATACTTCCGCCTTCATGAACATGTAATATTGCTCCGTGATATGTACCAGGATCAATTGCGTTCATTTGGTTCAATGAAGAAGCATGAAATGAAACTTTATTAATTTTGTTATTATCGTTCGGAATGTCTAATTCCAAACTACTGTTGACGATATCTTTTAAGTTAGTGCCATCGCCCAAAGCATTATACAGCTCATCGGAGTTAGCGTTTATCTTGGTAGCACCTGCTCTAAGATTATCACCCGTTCCATCGTTTGCGGCTGTACCTACATTTATAACTGATTTTGCCATTCTCTACACCTTGTCAAATGTTATGTTTGTTGCGTCAAACGTATTGTCTAAACTATCAAATGTATTTATACCACTTGACGGCGCAGTTGATGTATCTGCGACAATAGCAGGTGGTGATAGTTTGTTAATTGATTGAGCATAACTAGCATGAAAAATTAATTTAGCACCAGCATAAGATGCTGATTTAGGTTCAACATTTAAGTATACAACACTAGCATCTACTGTAGCACTTATGTTAATCAGTTCTTGGTTGATGCTAGAGCGTCCATAAATATTAACCACAGCTCTGTCTGGTCTTGCTATGACACTAATCTGCATTGTCTCTGCTTCGTTAGACCCGTATTCTACTGATATTTGATAGTGTGCACTTTTGAAATCTCCCAAGTGCCATTTGTCCATAATGGTATTGTATTGTACTCCAATCCATTTACCTCTAAACGCAAAATTAGAACGGTCGGACAAATATAATGAATTATTAGGTCCTTTACCGAATTGATTAGTCAGAAATTTATTCATGATACCTGCTCCATACTGTATTTATCGTTTAAGACAGATATGTACTACTATGTGTTATTAGACAAATCTACCAAAGAATGGGCGTATTGATACAGGTTATCGTATATTTCGGTCTTTTTCTTAAGGTCCTTGTTAGCAAATGTTTCAAGTTTTTTAGCTGTTTCAAGGCCATATCCTGTTTTAACAAGTATGGGCTTTGCTTTTGCTTTTACGGCGGCTTTTAGGTCTGTAATCTTGTCACCAACATACACTCCATTACTCCAATTCACTCCTATTTCAGAAGCGGCTCTTTTAAACATGCCTGGATTTGGTTTTCTATAAGGATCATCTTTGAAAGGAGTAGTAGAATAATACAATCCATTAATGCTTTTACAGCCAACTTCTGCTAAAAGTTGTAACATATAATTATGTACTATATCAACATCAACTGCATCATACAATCCTTTTTGTATTCCGGATTGATTAGTCAAAATGACAACATCATAACCTTTGTCCCGTATCATTTTGATAGCTTCTAAACTTCCTGGTATAGGTTTGAATTGTTCAGGCTTTATACAATAAGGAGGTACACCCTCCTCTGTTAATCCTATGTCTTGATTAATAGTTCCGTCACGATCTAAGCCTATGACTGGTGTATTCATATTAAGGTCTCCATCTATCGTCCGACCATCCTATCTTTTCTGGATTGAACCATTGTAAGTCTTGTAGGACAATAGGATCTTTATTACTGTATTTTTCTTTCCAAATGTTTACAAATTCCCAAGTTTTATCATCAATTTTTTCAACAAAATCGTCAACAAAAGTTGCGGCTTCGTGTGTCAAAGGATGTGTCTCTGGAAGATATAAATGTTCGTGTTCAGGTTTAAGAGTAGGCACACTTTTTGGTCTGGTATCCCAAAAATCATCATCAGTACCAAAGTTCAAAGCGTTTAAGATTGGCGGACAATTTGTTTTTATATCATCTTTATAGCTTTCTATCACGGCTCGCATGTCTTCTAATTCTAATTTAGGATTTTTTTCATTGAAGGTAGGAGATTGATCTTCGAAATTTTCTAAGTAATCTCTGAATCCAGTTGAATAAACTTTACAACCTATTGCTTCTAATGCTTTGTGTGTTGCTGATATCAAAGCACAGTCACGCATAGCACACCACATAATGTCAGCCCATATCCAAGTGCTTTCATATCTGTAATTATTTAGAACAAAAGCATCATCACTTTGTATTGTCTCGCGACTAAAGTTTCCTGGTGTCCACCAACCCTGTCCCATATGATACCTATCTTCTCTGAACATGCTTGTCCACTGAAGAAGTATAACATCATCTTTATTAAATTTATGTACAGTATTTGCTTCCCATAGTCTACAGTTAATATAAACATTACCTGCTCCGCTTTTTGCCCAATTGGTTGCTTCGTAACCTTTATTTCTATATTGATGAATTAAAATATCTGCCCATGTAGGATAAAAGTATTGTGTTAAGCTACAGCCAAACGCAAACAACCTCATGCTATCCTCCTTATCAAGTCAATCATCATCTTGTGTGGGATAGTTCTTAATTTGTCGTGTTCTAATTTACTCGTTAATTGTTGATCAGCAAAAAATTTAGCTTCTTTAGGAATACTTTCGTATTGTTTACGTACCATTTCAGTATCAATTAATCCTAATCCGTATAGAACCAAAATGTAATTGTATTCGTTGAATAATATTTTTGAAGTACAGTCAGTAAAATCATCTGCTATAGGTAATCTTGTTTTCCACATATCCAAATTAGTTGCTAAACTATCTGGAATCTCCGCAGTTTGCAAGTGTGTCCAGAATTTTGTGTCTGTTCTATTGGTGATGTAATGTAAAACAATGAAATCTCTAATGTTATTCATTATAGCATCAACTTCTTTATTGTATCTATCTATAGAATTAGGATTATAATTTAAAATTCTTGATGCTAGAAGGAAACTTTGATTAATACTTGTACCAATTGAACTGGCTTCTAGTGGTTCAACAAAACTAGCACTCAGTCCTACAGCACAAACATTTTTAATCCACGGCTTATCAAGAGCTCCTGGATCAAATTTTAAATGTTTTGCCACCTCAACTCCATGTCCAAGAAAAGTTTCCGCTTCTTTGTGTGCTTCATCTGGAGAAATAAAATCACTATCAAAAATATATCCGTTTCCTTTTCTTCCCCAAACAGGAATTCTAAACATCCAACCGCTGTCCATGGCTCTAGCAACAGTCCAAAGAGGTAATTCTTCTTCTTCGGGCGTTGGGAACACAAAAAAAAAATTCATTTTAAGAAAACGGCTACAGCTTAGCCACATAGCAAACAGCTTTCCAATTAATAATCTTGAAAATCCTGTACAATCTACATAAAAATCATACTCGTATGTGTTTGTTTTGCTTTGTAACTTTCTCACAGCACCAAAATCATTCAAAATAACATCTTCGATTTCATCATCAGTAATGTTACAACCTAAATCGACAGCCTTGGCAGTAAGAAAATCATTTAACTTATGTGTGTTAAAATGATATTGACTAACACCCGTTTCGTGTATGTTTTCTTCCATAAATTTATTAAATGGTAAATGACTATTCCAAGTATATTCACCTACTAATTCTTTAGGATGCGGTTTGTCTTTGATTAATTTAGCATACATCATAGGTAATCCCAGATGTTCACTAACAAAAGGATCGTGTACGCTTTGTAAAAAGTCTACCTTACTCCAGTTTTGAAACATAATGCCTGATTTAAAAGTAGCATCAGTATTCTTGATCAAATCACCTGCTCGGATTCCCATAAAATCCATAAAAGCTGACCAGTGTTCAGTGCTTCCTTCACCTACACCAATAGTTCCTATCTTCGAACTTCTAATAATATCAACTGTAAAATCAGGATAGCTCTTTTTTAATATAAGTGCGGCAACGAATCCAGCTGTTCCGCCACCTACTACACAAATTTTCATTTTATTTCCTATTCATCAAACGTATACCAACCACTTACAATGTACTTAACACCTTTATAGATAGGATTTCCTCTATGTGGATGAGTATAATAAGCAGGAAAGAATACTAATTTGCCTGGTTCTGGTTTTATTTTAACACCTTGGTATAAAAATTCTGTTTCGCCGCCTTCTTCAACACTATTTAGGTACAAAGTGTATGCCATTACTCTAGCACTTGTACAAAGATCAGCACTTTCGCAATGCCAAGCATGATATCCTTGGTGTGGTCGTGTTTTTTGTATGCTCATTCCTTTAGGAGAATGTTGAACAACAGCTCTTAAGCTATCATATTTCTTTCCGTACTTTTCTTCATAGGTTTTTACCACAGTTTGATAGAAAAATTTACACAAATCCGCATCAACATGGAACATGTTATTGTGATTTGATAGATCCATGAAAATTCTTTCGTCTTGATTCTTAAATCCTGTCTGATGTTCAGTCAATTGCATCTGTGCACGTTGTTCAAATGTTTCTATCAACTTTTTACAGTACTCAATTGGAAATACGTTTCTATATTCTTCAATGCCATTAAAGTTATCTTCCATTTTACCTCCTAAATAAAAAACTGCTGGTTTAATCTGTACACATCATTGGTAAACATACCTGGTTTTACGTATGCTGTATGCCAAACATTCTGTAAATACAGTACCATCCTGTTAAATCTCATAGGAACCATGCCAGTCATTGTCCATTCATTTGTAGATTCTGTTATGTAACTAGAAACAGGTTCATTAACATTAGTTCCTACATACTCATAAAACGAAGTTCCGCCATTGCTTTCGTTTTCATTGTTTAAATATATTGTACTAGCAAAGTGTAACCCACTAGGATTGTCCATGTGAGGTTTTACAGCAGGTAAATTTTCTGACTGCATAACATTCACCATAAAAGTTGCTCTTTTAAAACTATCTTCCATTGCTCCTGCTGGCCATTGTGCCATAACTTCTGGAAAATATTGATTACATAGTTGGTCAAATATCCATGCCATTCCATCTAAAACGTAAAATGCGTTTACTCTCCAAGCAGGATTTCCTCCCCTTATTCTTTGATTTTTTGAAGCAGGTATATCCAAAGCCAATTGCCTTACCTTGTCAGGATAAGCATAAAAATCATCTACCACAACAACCTTATCATTATTAGAACCAAAAGTTTCTACTTTTACAAAATAATCAGGGTTGATTAAAAAAACTTCGTCTTCATTTATCTGATTTTTCTTCATCTGGTCTCTCATTTATGGTAAAGTTGGCACTTATCGTTGACCTAACCTTATCAGAATTATTTGTAGTTACATAATGTTCAAGAACACTAGGAAAAA